GTTGCGGGTACTCATACCTTAACACTACCTAAAGCTACAGGTAACATAGCTACAGATGCTACTGTTGGGTTAGGTACGAAGAACCTTATCATCAATGGTGATATGAGGATTGACCAGAGAAATGCTGGAAGTTCAACAACTGCTAGTGGTTATACTGTTGATAGATGGAGAACAGATGAAGTTACAGATGGAACACTAACAGCACAGCAAGTAACAGATGCTCCATCTGGATTTAGTTATTCATATAAATTAACTGTAGGAACTGCTGATACAAGTATTGCTTCTAATCAATATTCTTTTACTATGCAAAAAATAGAAGCAAATAATTTATCACATCTTAATTATGGAACAGCTAATGCTAAAACCATAACATTATCATTTTGGGTTAAAAGCTCTATTACTGGTAATTATTCATTAGTATTAAAAAATAATGCACAAGATTTTTCTTATATTCATGAATACACTATAAATGTAGCAAACACATGGGAAAAGAAAACTGTAACAGTTACAGGACCAACATCTGGCACATGGATTACTACTGGAAATTCTAATGGTCTATCTGTATTATTTACTCATGCAGTTGGTAGCACTTATGCAACATCAACGCTTGATTCTTGGCACTCATCTAGCAATATACTTGGGTCAACAACATCAACTAATTTATTTCAAACATCAGGTGCAACATGGCAAATCACAGCCGTGCAATTAGAAATAGGTGAAAACGCTACACCCTTTGAAAACAGAATGTATAGCCAAGAGTTAGCTATGTGTCAGAGGTATTATCAGGAAATTACTAAAACTGCAGGTTATGACAATGTAACAAATGCTTCTGTATGGCAAACAACTAATGCTTTTGGAGTATTTACATGGCTACCAATGAGAGCTTCTCCAACTCTTACAGCTACTTTTACTGATTTTGTAGTTAGGTCAGGTGGGACTTCTTATAATGCTACAGGTGGGAGTTTTGCAAATATTAGACCTGATAGGTGTCAATTTAATTTAGGAACTTCTGGATTAACAGTGGGTCGTGGTGCTTGGTATACTTTTAATACTGATGCTGTTACCTCACCTCCTCAAAAAATTGCTATAAGTGCGGAGCTATAATATGTATAAAAAAGTAAATGATATAGATGGAAATATAGATACAAGTGTTATTAAACGCATTGAGGATGGTGCTTGTATTCCATTAGACCCAGCAAATACAGATTACCAAGAATACCTAGAATGGGTAGCAGAAGGTAACGAACCAGAACCAGCGGACGAATAATATGTCACCACATGAAGAATTAGTAGCTCACGAAAAACTCTGTGCAGAAAGATATGACACAATACATCATAGATTAGACCGTATTGAACAAATGCTTTGGAAATTAATTTGGGGAATTATGGCTGGCTTTGGTGCTATTGCTGTAGCTGTAGTCATGAGTACCTTACATATTTAAGGAGATAATATGAATGCATTAATTGTAGTAGTAGTTAGTGTTGTAGTTTGGGAAGTATTACTTAGAAAGTGGGTAATGCCTAAACTAGATACAGCTATTAGAGTAAATAAAGTAAGACTAAATAATTTAGTAAATAAATTTAAATGGTGGAAATAAATGTTACAAGCTATCCTTCCATTAATAGGAACAGTATTAGATAGAGTTATACCAGATAAGAATGGTGCACAAAAAGCTAAACAAGAAATAGAAGCTGAGTTAATTAAAAATGCAACACAACTTAACTTAGCTCAAGCAGAAACAAATAAAGTAGAAGCAGCACATAGAAGCGTATGGGTGGCTGGTTGGAGACCATGTTTAGGTTGGGTAGCAGCACTAGGTTTTGCTTGGGTATTTTTATTACAACCTATTGCACAATGGTTAACTGCATTAACTGGTAATCCTATACCATTACCTGATTTTCAAACAGAAGCTTTACTAGAACTTACTTTTGCAATGTTAGGTTTAGCAGGTCTTAGAACTTATGAAAAACAAAAAGGATTAACTAAGTAATGGCTACTAAACCTGTAAGTAAAAAAGATATGCCATGTAATAAACCTAAACGTACATCAGGGCATAAAACTAAATCACATGTAGTTAAAGCGTGTGCTAATGGTAAAGAAAAGATTATTAGGTTTGGACAACAAGGTGTTAGTGGTGCTGGTAAAAATCCTAGCACAGCTAAACAAAAAGCTAGACGTAAATCATTTAAAGCTAGGCATGCTAAGAATATATCTAAAGGTAAAATGAGTGCAGCCTATTGGGCAGATAAGGTTAAATGGTAATGAGTTTAGTAGAGAATATAAATAAAAGAAAAAAAGCAGGCACTAGTAGAAGTAAAAAGAAATCTACTATAAGTGCTAAAGCATATAAAGATATGCAAAACAACTGGGGTAAATCTAAAAAGAAAAAATAACATGACTCAGATTGACCAAATCAGAGAGGCAGCAGAAAATGATTTACTAACTTTTATAAGATTAGTAGCTCCTCATTTAATGTTAGGTGCTATACATGAAGAATTAATACAATGGTGGCAAAGGCAAGATGCTAAAGCTAATCAATTAGTATTACTTCCTCGTGGACATATGAAGTCTAAGTTAGTAGCTTATAGAACTGCTTGGTGGATTACTAAGCATCCTGAAACTACAATACTATACGTATCTGCAACAGCAGACCTTGCTGAAAAACAATTGTATGCTATTAAAAATATTATAGATAGTCCTATCTATAAACGATACTGGGCAGAAATGATTAATCCTGAGGAAGGTAAACGTGAACGGTGGGCTGTTGCTGAAATAGCAGTAGACCATCCAAGAAGAAAGGAAGAGGGTGTTCGAGACGCTACTGTTAAAGCCGTTGGGCTTACTTCTAATACTACTGGATTTCATGCTGATATTGTTGTTCTTGATGACATTGTTGTTCCTGGTAATGCGTATACGGAAGAAGGGCGAGATAAAGTTTCTTCAGCATATTCCCAACTCGCTTCTATTGAGAATCCTGGAGCTTTCGAGTGGGTGGTTGGTACCCGTTATCATCCTAGGGATATTTATGATACTATGGTTAACATGAAAGAATCCTTATATGATGAAGATGGTGACTTAGAATCAGAAGAACCAGTATATGAATTGTTTCAAAGAGTAGTAGAAAAAGACGGTGAGTTCCTTTGGGCTAAACAAAAAAGAAAAGATGGTAAAGCTTTTGGATTTGATGCAAAAGAATTAGCAAGAATCAGAGCTAAGTATATTAACCAAACTCAGTTCTTTGCACAGTATTACAATGACCCTAATAGTAAAGAAACTGCAAATATATCTACAGATAACTTTCAATATTATGATAGAAGTGTATTACAAAATAAAGAAGGGGATTGGTATATACGAGATAGAAAGTTAAATGTTTATGCAGCAATTGACTTTGCATTCTCTTTACGTAAACAAGCTGACAGTACAGCTCTTGTTATTATAGGTGTAGACCATCAAGCTAATTACTACGTATTAGATATTGACAGATTTAAAACTGATAGGATTGTAGAATACTATGAACATATTTTACGAGCTTGGGAGAAATGGGGTTTTAGAAAAATACGAGCAGAAATTACAGTAGCTCAACAAACTATTGTTAAAGAACTTAAAGATAGTTATCTTAGACCTAATGGTATTCCATTAGTAATAGATGAGTTTAGACCTACAAGATACATGGGAGATAAACGACAACGTATTAATGCAATACTAGAACCTAAATATCACAATCAACAAATGTGGCATTACAAAGGTGGCAATTGTCAACCTCTTGAAGAAGAATTAACTATGACACATCCACCTCATGATGATATTAAAGATGCAATGGCTAATGCTATTTCAATATCTTTAGTACCAAAACTCAGAAACAATATTAGTTATTTAAGTAAAAACGTTATGACACACTCCAGATTTGGTGGAGTAACATTCTAAGGAATACATATGGCAGGCAGAGTCGCACAATTTGAAAAAGCTATAGATGCAGATACAATGGCAAGAAATCTTGCTGAGTTGTATAATCAATGGTGGATTCAAAGAGAAAGTAAAGAAGCAGAATGGAGAGAACTTCGTAGTTATATCTTTGCTACTGATACATCCACTACATCTAATTCTAAACTTCCTTGGAAAAACAAAACTACTTTACCTAAGTTAACACAGATTAGAGATAACTTACATGCTAACTACATGGATGCTTTATTTCCTAATGATGACTGGATGAAGTGGGAAGGTGCTACACTAGAAGATAGTTATGCTGCAAAACGTAGAGCTATTGAAGCTTATCTTAAAACTAAATTAAAAGAATCAGGATTTAGAGAAACAGTATCTAAACTTGTATATGATTATATTGATTATGGTAATGCTTTTGCAGAAGTACAATATGTAAATGAAAACCATATTGACCCTTTAACTAAAGAAACTATTACAACTTATAATGGTCCTAAGTTAACTAGAATATCACCATTTGATATTGTATTTAATCCTACTGCTCCTTCATTTGATAAGTCTCCTAAGTTTACACGCTATGTTAAATCTGTAGGTGAACTAATGATTGATATGGAAGAAAGACCAGACTTAGGTTATGACCAAAAAGCTGTAGATAAAGCTCTTGATATTAGAAATAGTTTATCACAGTTTAGACAAGAAGATATTAATAAGGCTAGTCCATATATATCAGAAGGTTTTGGTACACTACAAGAATACTATCAGTCAGGTTATGTAGAGTTACTAGAATTTGAAGGTAACTTTTATGATAGAATTGAAAAGAAATTACATAAAAATAAAATTATTACTATCATTGATAGAGCTTACATCTTACGAAACATTGATAACCCTAGTTATATTGGTCGTGATAATAAACATCATGTAGGTTGGAGAAAAAGAACTGACAACTTATATGCTATGGGTCCATTAGACAACCTTGTTGGATTACAATATCGTGTTGACCACCTTGAAAATCTTAAAGCAGATGCTTTAGACCTTACTATTCATCCTCCTCTTAAGATAACTGGTGATGTAGAACCATTTGAATGGGGTCCTGAACAGACTATTCATATACCAGAAGATGGTAATGTAGAGGCTATGCCTCCTAATGCTGCTGCTTTTCAAGTAAATAATGAAATTGCTGCAATATTAAACATTATGGAAGAGATGGCAGGAGCTCCTAAAGAAGCTATGGGCTTTAGAAGTCCTGGTGAGAAGACTGCATTTGAAGTACAACAGTTACAAAATGCTGCATCACGTATATTCCAAAATAAAATTAATCAATTTGAAGTAGAATTTCTAGAACCTATACTAAATACTATGCTAGAAACTGCTAAACGTAATATGAATCTTCCAGAACTAGCTAAAGTTATGGATGATGACTATGGTGTAATAGATTTTCTATCTGTTACTAAAGAAGACTTAACTGCTCGTGGTAAACTTAGACCTATTGGTGCTAGACATTACGCTACACGTGCTCAGTTAATGCAGAATATGTTAGGAGTCTTTAATAGTCCAGTAGGACAAATGATTGCTCCCCATATTTCTGCTAAAAAACTTGCAAATATGGTTGAAGAGTACATGGGTTTTGAAAAGTTTGACTTCATTAAAGATAACGCTATGTTATTTGAAGGAGCTGAACAAGAAAAACTTAAGATGCAAATTCAACAAGATTTGCAAAGTCAAGCTATGGCTCCAGGAATGGAAGAAGCTATGTTAGACCAAGAAATAGCTGGTCAAGCTATGGTAAATCCCCCATTACCACAGTAATAACTTGACATTTTATTAATTTTATGGTATAATAAATATATGGATTTGAAATCTGACAAAGGTAAGAGTCTAAGTAAACAAGAAACATTACAAGAGATTAAAAACTACTGTAACGAACAGATTAAATTAGCTCAACGAAAAGCAATGGATGAAGAAAACTTTAGTATGCCCTCATGGTCATACCATCAAGCTTATCTCCAAGGCATTCAAAAAGCTTTTACAAAACTGTATAGTTTATTGCCTGACCAAGGAGATAACACATGACAGAAGAAACAATAACAGAACAATCTGTTGAGTCAAATACCCAAGAAACTCAACAAACAGATACCCAAGCAAAACTATTTGAAATTCCGACAGAAGCTCAAGACTTAGTTGGTGAGGGTAAGAAGTATGCTAATGCAGTGGAAGCACTTAGGTCAGTTCCTCATGCTCAACAGCACATCAAAACCTTAGAGGAAGAGATGGCGCAGTTAAAAGAAGAACTAACTAAACGCAAAACTACACAAGAACTTCTTGATGAATTAAAGTCTGAAACTAGACAACCCGCAGAGAACACCACTCAAGGGGTTGAGTTAAACGAAGACGCTATTATGAGTTTGGTAAATCAAACACTTCAGCGTAATGAACAGACCAAGACTGCTAAACAAAATGCTGACTCTGTAGCTAAAAAATTTCAGAGTAAGTATGGGTCTCAAGCAGAAACTGTTTATAACAAACTTGCTGGTGAGTTAGGTATGTCAACTCAACAACTTAACAGTCTCGCTACTAGTTCACCTAGTGTAGTCTTACGACTAGCAGGGCTTACTGACTCAGCTCCATCTAATGTAGCTAGGTCTTCTGGTTCTGTAAATACTGAATCTTTAGCACAAACTAAACCTACAGGAGAGCTTTCAGCTCGAGTAGGTAAAAATAAGTCTACTAAAGATTTAGTTAATGCTTGGAGAGCTGCTGGTGAGAAAATTAAACAACAAGCGTAGAGGATAAATTATGTCACAATTGACAAGTAATACTAGTGCTTTTATTGAAGCACAACAGTATTCACAGTTTATTCTTGAGAACTTACATGACTATCTACTTCCTGAAGGTATGTGGAGAGATGTAACAGACTTCGGTTCAGGTACAACTTTAAACATCAAGACAGTAGGTACTGTAACAATTCAAGATGCAGCTGAGGATACTCCTCTCAACTATAGTCCTATCGACACAGGCACATTAACTCTTACTATCACTGACTACGTTGGTGATGCATGGAAAGTTTCTGATGACCTTCGTGAAGATGGTTCTCAAGTTGATACTTTAATGGCTATGCGTGCTATGGAATCAACACGTGCTCTTGGTGAAAACCATGAAACACGTTTCCTAAGCGTAGCTAATACAGCTCAAACAGCTGCTAACCTTAACTTAGTTAATGGTCGACCACACCGTTGGGTTGGTTCTGCAGCAGCTAATGCTAGAACTATTACATTGGAAGACTTCATTTCTATGAAGCTTGCATTTGATAAAGCAAACTCACCAGCTGGTGGTCGTATTGCTATCGTTGACCCTGTTGTTGAAGCTACATTAAATAGCTTAACAAACTTAGTTAACGTATCAAACAACCCAATGTTTGAAGGTATGGTAACAGAAGGTTTTGCTCGTGACCATCGTTTCGTAAGAAACGTATTTGGTTGGGATGTTTACACTTCTAACTTCCTACCTACATTAACAGCTACTGAAGCTATCAATGCTTCTTCATATGGTTTAACATCTGAAACAGCAGCTGTTGGTGATAAGGCTAACATCTTCATGTGCGTAGCAGATGATACATGTAAGCCAATTATGCATGCTTGGAGACGAGCTCCTCAGACAGAAGGCTGGAGAGACAACGAAGAACGTGCAGACAAGTATCAAGTAACATCACGTTATGGCTTAGGTGCTCAACGTGTTGACACTCTTGGTGTTATTTTAACTCATCCATCTAACTATTAAGGAGAATAAAAATGGCTTATGAAAATACAGCTGGCATCAATGTCCTTAATCACTATGGACCAAGAGGCAAAGATGCAAAATGGGGCGGTCAGGCTAAATCAACAGGACAAGTTAAACGTGCTGAATGGCAGTTTGATTACTCTGATTTACCTACCTATGGCTCAACTAACTTACAATTTGCTATTCCTGCAAATGCAACTATCGTATCCTCAAAATGGATTACAGGTACTGCATGGGCTGGAGGTACTAGCCTTAATGTAGGCTTATACCAAGGTAATGGTACAGTTATTGACGCTGACGGCTTAGACGCTGCTATTACTCCAACTACTGCTGGTGCTGTTATTGAAGGCAACGGTGCATTAGTTGGTGCTAGTATTGGTGCTAATGCTGGTGAACTAACAGTAGCTGCAACTGGCACATATACTGCTGGTACTGCAACAGTTATTGTTGAATATCACGTAGAAGTATAAGGATAGGGGTCTTCGGACCCCACTCCTTTTAAG